CTCTCGCCCCCCAACGCCTCTAAAATCGAGGCGGGTCTAGCTTAACCAAGCCAGACCCATGCCCACTTTTTACGGGCTGAATGGGCCACAGCGTACCAGCCTGGGTCAAGGCGAGAATCAACGATACTAACTTGATTCTCGTAATGAACCCTTGCTTGCGCTTTTTCTCTACTAAGCTCCTTCCTAAGGAGTTCGGACCAGTTCGGTTCGCGCCAACGTTTTACTTCGTGGCGTAGTTGGAGGATCCGATACTCAAATCTTTGGAAATCGATATTCCATCTCCTTAGAAAATGAGCATCGTTACCGGAGCCAGGCGTATTCCGTATGGTCATTGGTATGTCCATACTAGTCCTGGGATAGTAGTACCCAAGAGCATCCTCGATGACTCGAATCAGCTTATGGGCATCTTCATATCCAAACTTGGCTATGAAAGAATTTGCCAAATCAGCTCCGGCCTCAAGGCCGGTACCGATGTTTTCGAGGAAGTTCCTAACCCTAACGGGAGTGACGTCATAACCAAAATGATAGTCACCCCCACAGGATTCACGAAACTTACCTCTAACATAGGATTTCGAGCGATTGACGAGAAGTCCAACCGCTTGTAGTCCTTCCATAACAACCTCAGCATCAAGGCTGCTACAGATTATGTCATCGCCGTATACGAAAGTGGGTCTCTCCACCCTATCACGGGCGGAAGTATGCCTCGTTCTAAGCTCACCCTTATGGGTGTCGAAGAATAAGGTCTTATTACCACCGCCTATGAGGCGGAGATACCACAATCGTAGCGTTGCCTGTGCACATGCCCAAAAGACAAGTGCTTCAACTGGAAAGCAACAAGAACTACCCATAGGGGCAAACTTGTTGAGCTTCACTATACGACCGTCGGGTAAGCGTGTAGACTCAGAACGACAAGCTCTGAGGCACTGTACCCAGTCGGGCGGAAAAACACGCTCGACCAAGTCAAGTGACACGCGATCCGATGCATCCTTCATGTCTATGGTAGCTAGTAGGTTTGTAATACTACCTACGTGCGCCAATTCACGATTGATGGACTGGTCTGTAAAATTTACAAAACCAGCGGTCAGAGGGTGGGTCTCTATTCGGCTATAGAGCAATCTCATAAGACCTTGCTGAATATACATCAATTCAGCAGGTTCACATGAAATAACTCTCGGCCCCCTAGAGTCCTTTGGCACTAGACAAACACGTGCCTCAGGAGCTTTCGCTTCGGACGCTTCGAGTTTCTCAAATTCGTCGGCTAAATGAGTCGCCGAGAAATAAAAGTAGCTCGAATAATCAAACACTTGGTCAAGCTGCTGATAATACCGCAGCTTGTGCCACTTGTCGTGATTAGGAGTATGGCAAGCAGTTGCACCGCTTCCATGACAAGGCCTTATTTCAAGAGGATTCGTTCCAACAAGAACCCTCCCTATTAAGGCCTTCATCTCCGCGACTATATCTCTAATGGAAAAAGACTCCACAACACTTGGTGCGGAATAAGACCAAGGGAGTGGAGCATTAGAAGAATAGTCAAGAGAAGCAAGATCAAGATCAGTTTTGACAAACTGGTCGAGAAATTTGCTCTCGAGTTCCGTCGCATATGGCACCTCCAGTTTATAGAAAACGTAAGATAGTTGTCTTACGCAATCTACGGCAACGGAGTTTCC